AGAAAACACAGAAAACACAGAAAACACCGAAAAAGAAGAATCTCTCTAAACTCCCAAAGGGGGTCACAGAAGATCAGTTTTTAGCCGTATTAGATAATATTAGTAAAAGATTAGGACATAAATTTAAATTTGGTTACCATAGTTTTGAAGACATGAAACAGCAAGCTGCGATCTTTGCTCTTGAAGGACTAGAAAAATATGATAACAGTCGTCCACTAGAAAACTTTCTTTGGACCCATGTGCGAAATAGACTGTTCAACTATAAAAGAGACAACTACCAAAGGCCAGATAAACCATGCTTAAGTTGTCCATTATATGATGCTCACTGCAAAGTGTCGATTAATCAATGTTCTGAGTATACTGATAAAAATGAATGCGAACTATTTTCCGCTTGGGAGACTCGTAATAACTCTAAAAAGAATATTATGAAACCAGTTGGGATGGAAGAAGTCCATGAAACACCCTCTAAAAAACAAGCAGAAATTCCAGACATGGTATTTAATCAACAAATTATAGAGTTGTTAGACAAGCATATACCGTCATCATGTAGAGAAACATATCTTAGACTTAAATATGGTGAAAAAATTTACAAAGCAGATATGTTAAAACTTCACTCTGTTATTCAAGAGATACTCAGGGAACATAACTATGAGTACTAAGCCTCCAAAAAAAAGAGGTCAACTAAGTTTAGAAGAAGAAAAATATATTAGAGATAATATGGCAACCTCATCATTAGAAGATATTGCCGAATATCTAAATCGTAGTGTAGCCCCCATAGAAAGATACATCTCAGAGAATCAGCTAGCTAAAGACCCCACAGAACAAACTGATGAAAGAATACTAAGACAGAAACTGCATAGTAAAAATTTTTGGGGAGAAATTAAAAGACAGTTTGATGCTGATACTGGAGAATTAGAATACTTTGAAAGCTTGTGGACAAATCTTATAAAGCAATTTAGAGAAGACGTTCTACCAGCAGAAGAACTACAAATTAAACAATTCATAACCATAGATATTCTAATCAACAGAAGCATGAAAGAGCGTAAGCGTCATATTTCAGAAACCGAAAAACTTCAGAGAGAGGTTGATAAGGAGTATGCTAAGTCCGAGAATGAACGAGATATACCGAGACTTGCTAATCTCGAAACTCAACTATCGTTTGCCCGCAACAGCATCGCTAATTATACTAATGAATATACAAAGCTTCTTAATGAACAGCAAAAAATTAGTAAAGATCTTAAAGCTACTCGTGAACAAAGAATCAAGAGAATAGAGGACGGTAAAAGTAGTTGGGTCGGTTTAATTCGCATGTTGGAAGACGAAGAGATCAGAGAAAGAGAAGGAAGAGAAATGGAAATTATTAGTATGGCCACAGATAAGATGAAAACCATACTATACGACTACCACCAATATGCCGATAATACATTGGATATGCCATTTTTAACTCCAGACAGCGTTACACAAAAGGATAATCAATGAAAACCGCATTAGTTACAGGCGTTACAGGACAAGACGGTTCTTATCTAGCCGATCTTTTACTATATAAAGGGTATAATGTTATTGGTTTACATAGAAGAAGTAGTACCAATAACTTTCAACGAATCCAGCATATTTTGCAACATGAAAACTTTAAGCTAGAAGAATTTGATTTAACAGATCCCTATGGATGTAACAGGGTTATATCTCAATATAAACCAGAAGAATTTTATAACCTCGGCGCTCAAAGCCATGTTGCAACTAGTTTCATCCAACCAACAACAACTTTTGAAATCAATGCCGTGGGCGTAATTAATATCTTAGAAGGTATTAGGAATTTATCTCCACTAACAAAATTCTATCAAGCTAGTACTAGCGAGATGTTTGGCAGAAACTATGTGGAGAAAAATGGACAAAGATATCAGGATGAAAATACTACCATGCTTCCTCAAAGTCCTTATGGGGTAGCTAAGTTAGCTAGTTACCATATGGTAGAGATTTACAGGTCTGGATATGGTATATTTGCATGTTCCGGGATTCTATTTAATCACGAAAGCCCAAGACGAGGAGAAAATTTTGTTACTCGTAAAATTACAAAATATATAGGTCAATTAATCAACGGCAAAACTAAAGATAAACTACAATTAGGAAATCTAGATGCTCATCGAGACTGGGGACATGCCAAAGACTATGTCAAAGCTATGTGGCTTATGTTACAGCAGCCAAAACCAGAAGACTATGTTATAGCTACTGGAGAAACTCATTCCGTTAAAGAATTCCTTGATCTAGCTTTTAAAGCAGTTAATCTCAATGCTGATGATCATGTTAATGTGAATAGTGAATTATTTAGACCAGCTGAAGTAGACTACCTTAAAGGCGATCCATCTAAAGCAAAATTACAACTAGGCTGGTTAAATGAAACTTCTTTTACTTCTTTAATAAACGATATGATACAAAGTGATATAGCTAATGCTTAGAAATTTCGGCGATCCACAATATAAAAAATGGCGAAGCGCAGTATATAAAAGAGACCATTATCATTGTAGATGGCCAAATTGTGTATTAAAAAGAAAGTTAAATGCTCACCATATCAAAACCTGGGCACATTTTCCAGGATTAAGATTTGATGTTAACAATGGTATCACATTGTGCAAATATCATCATGATCTTATTAAAGGTATGGAGAGCATATATGAAGCCACCTTTTTCAAGATACTAGCTAATGATAGACTACAATAATTTTCATATCATAGTAGACACAAGAGAACAACAGCCTTGGTCTTTTGATCACCACATAACAGCTTCTGAAAAGCTAGATACTGGAGACTATTCGGTTAAAGGTCTAGAAAATATACTGTGCGTTGAAAGAAAAAAGAGTGTTGGCGAAGTAGCAACAAATATCACAGAAAAAAGATTCAAAGATGTTGTTGGACGAATGTCTCAATTTAAATATGCTTTTCTACTCCTAGAGTTTAGCATGGACCAACTACTATCATATCCTGTTGGTTCAAATGTTCCAAGAAAAATGTGGGACAAAATAAAAATCTCTCCAAACTTTATTTTAAAACACCTAGTGGAACTTCAAGTATTTTTTAATATTAAGGTACTATTTTGTGGTTCAGCATCTAATGGGGAAAAGATGGCATTATCTATTATGAAAAAGGTTTACGAAATTGAAGGACAATCCACAAAAGAAAATATTTGAAGATGCATGGTTAAATCTGGGTGACGTATCACAACTCGTCATTCCTAGTAATCCCATGATCCATAGACTTAAAAAGGATATAGAGAATCCTGATTTGCATCTTATTAGACTGCTTCGTAACCCCAAGTATCTTGGTACCACTTGCAAGGTTTTATTTAACATTGAGCTTCATCCGATGCAGGTTGCTATACTTCAAGAATTCTGGAATCGACCATTCCCTATGTATATAGCTAGTCGTGGTTGGGGTAAGTCATTTCTTCTTGCTTTATATTCGGTGCTCAAATGCACCTTTTATCCAGGAACTAAAATAGTTATTGTTGGTGCTGCCTTTAGACAGAGTAAAATCATTTTTGAATATATGGAAACTATGTGGAGAGGAAGCCCCATATTAAGAAGTATATTTAATGGCAACGAAGACGGCCCTCGACGAGATGTTGATAGATGTACCATTAGACTAGGGGATAGCTGGACAATAGCTGTTCCAATGGGCGACGGATCTAAGATTAGAGGTTTACGTGCTCATATTATTATTGCAGATGAATTTGCGTCTATTAGTCCAGATATCTACGAAACAGTAGTATCAGGATTTGCTGCGGTTAGCGCTAGTCCAATACAAAACGTAAAAGAACAGGCTAAACGAAAAGCTATGACTGAAGCAGGACTATGGAACGAAGAATTATCTGCTCTCAATACTAAAATGGGAAATCAAGCTATCATATCTGGTACTGCAGATTACGACTTCAAACACTTTGCTAGCTATTGGAAAAGATACAAAGCTATTATCGAAAGCAAAGGAGATAATAGAAAACTAGAAGATCTATTTAAGGGCGAAGTTCCTAGTAATTTTAACTGGCAAGATTATTCTATTATTAGAATACCCTATGAGCTTATCCCAAAAGGATTCATGGATGATAAACAGGTAGCACGAGCAAAAGCTACTATTCATACTGGTATCTATAATATGGAATATGCTGCATGTTTTACAGCTGACAGTGACGGGTTCTTTAGAAGAAGCCTAATAGAGAGTTGTGTAGCCAATGACTCGAATCCAATCACTATCAATAATAAACCAATTATATTTGATCCAATAGTCACAGGCAATACTTCCCTTCAGTATGTTTATGGTATCGATCCAGCATCCGAACAAGACAATTTTAGTATAGTGGTTTTGGAAGTTCATCCTGATCATTCAAGAATAGTATATGTATGGACAACTAATCGTAGTAATTTTAAAGAAAGACAAAAAACTGGACTAATAAAAGAATATGATTTTTATGGATTTTGTGCAAGGAAAGTTAGAAATTTAATGAAAACATTTCCTTGTGCTAGAATAGGTATGGATGCTCAGGGTGGTGGTGTCGCAATCGAAGAAGCTTTGCATGATCCATCAAAACTAGAAGATGGCGAAAATCTTATATGGCCTATTATAGACTACAATAAAACAAAAGACACAGATTCCCAACCAGGGCTTCATCTTATTGAATTGGTTCAATTTGCCAAGGCTGATTGGACAGCACAAGCTAATCACGGACTTAGAAAAGACTTTGAAGACAAGGTTTTAGTTTTTCCAAGATTCGACTCTTTGACTCTTGGATTAGCTCTAGATAAAGAAGGTAAAGATATTCTAGGAGCAGATTTAACACCAATATACGATAATCTAAGCGAATGTATTCTAGAAATAGAAGAACTCAAGAATGAATTGACCACTATTGTAATGACCCAAACTAGTACAGGTTCTGGAGGAAGAGACAGATGGGATACTCCAGAGGTTAAAATGCCAAATGGTAAAAAGGGTAGATTAAGAAAAGACCGATATAGCGCTTTAGTAATAGCCAATATGTTAGCTAGACAAATGTCTAGAACTCTTCAAGGAGTTACTTATGATATTATTGGTGGAAATGCTAGAGATACTGTTGCCCATAAAGGTAATATGTATAAAGGACCAGAATGGTTCACTTCTGGCGCCAATGACGATGATCTTTATACAGGAATTTATAGATAACAGTGTATAAAAGATCAATCCTATTACAGTTTAATTATGATAGAATTAAAATATTATGGCTAAAAAAAGATATCCCAAAAGCGAAGCTGTTCAAAACTCTCAACCCATTGATGAACAGGCATATGTCGCTTGGGGTGATGATCTAGATAGTAAAAAGGCCGCTTTAAGGGAATCTTCAGAATCAATGTCTGAATATTCTCTAATTCAAAAAGCCAGTGCCATGAGAAGATATGGTCTTGACTATTCTAATCTTGATACTAATACTTCAGGTAGACCAGGACTGACAAGAAGCGATTACGACTACTTTCGTCCAGATGAAGCCGTACCTCGTGAAATAAAGCTCATTCTTAGAAAAGCAGAAGATATTTATCAAAGAGTTGGTTTAGTAAAAAATGTTATCGATTTGATGGGAGACTTTGCTGCTCAGGGAATAAGACTGGTTCATAAAAACAAAAGAATAGAAAGATTCTATAGGCAGTGGTTTAAAAAAGTAAGAGGCAAGGATAGAAGCGAAAGATTCTTAAATAATCTCTATAAGACAGGTAATGTTGTAATTAATAGGCAAACTGGAAAATTAAGTCTTAAAGTATCAGAAAAACTATATCAAGCAGTAGCAAAACCAGATCTTCAGATACAAGATTTATCAGAGATACAACTAGAAAAAAGAGAAATTCCTTGGAAATATACTTTCATCGATCCAATCTTTGTTGACATAGCTGCTGGCCCACTAGCCTCTTTTGTACAACAAAAATCATATCAATTAATCTTACCAGCTGAACTAAGAAAGTTTGTAAACAACCCAAAAAGTGATGCAGAAAAAGCAGTTGTAGCATCACTACCAGCCCAGATTCTTGATGCAGCTAAGAGCAGACTACCATATCCATTAGATCCAGACAAAACATTAGTATTCCATTATAAAAAAGATGACTGGCAGAGCTGGGCTTTTCCAATGGTATATGCTATTATGGATGATATCACAGTTATAGAAAAACTCAAACTTGCTGATATGGCAGCACTAGATGGTGCTATTTCTAATATTCGTATTTTTAAACTAGGTAGTCTTGAGCATAAAATTGCCCCTACAAAAGCAGCTACTGCAAAGTTAGCTCAATTATTAGGAAATAATGTTGGTGGTGGAACAATGGATTTAGTATGGGGTCCAGATATAGAGCTACTTGAATCTAAAACTAATGTTCATCAATTTTTAGGCGAAGGAAAGTATGTTCCTCATCTTAATAGTGTTTATGCTGGACTAGGTATTCCTCCAACATTAACAGGAACCTTCGGTGCTGCTGGAACAACTAACAACTTCATTAGTCTTAAAACATTAACACAAAGATTACAATATGGTAGAGATGTATTAGTAGAATTCTGGGAAAAAGAAATTGAGTTAGTTCAAAAAGCTATGGGTTTTAGATATGGTGCTAAAATTGAATTTGATCGTATGGATCTAAGTAATGAAGATACTGAGAAAGCATTACTAGTACAGCTAGCAGACAGAAATCTTGTCTCTGATGAAATTATACAATCTAGATTTGGTCTTGATCCTGATATGGAAAAATCAAGACTTAATAGAGAGAACAGAGAAAGAAAGAGTGACAGAATGGTCAGAAAATCTGGTCCATGGTTTGATCCACAAGTAGAAAATGCTCTTAAGAAAATAGCTCTTCAAACTGGAACAGTCACACCTAGTCAAGTTGGTTTAGAGCTTGATAAAAAGAAAAGTGGCGAGACACCAGCTCTACAAATGAAAATGCCCGCTGCACCCCTTCCCCCAACGAAGTTGGCAAACGATTCGCCAGAATCTTTGCCAGGAACTCCCGGACAAGGACGACCAAAAAATTCTAAGGATTCCGAACAGAGAAAAACTAAAGTCTTCAAACCACAGACTGGAGCTAAACTATTATTATGGGCTTCGGAAGCACAAGACAAGATTAGTCAAATTATTAATCCATTGCTATTAGATTTCTACAATAAGAAAAATTTAAGAAGCCTATCAAGTGAAGAAACTAAAGAATTAGATTTGATTAAAACGAAAATACTATTTTCTATTGACCCATTTTCCCCCATTGATCCAGATAAAGTAACTAGCTCTCTAACAAGCCTTGATACACTCGATAAGAATCAGATAATATTGGGTTATAGTGTATGGTTAAAAGAACTAAAGGCTGACTTAAATAAAGATTTAACTGTTGATGAACACAAACAGGCCAAAGCTTCATTTTATTCTATGGTGTACTCTTCTTTATTAGAGAAAGAGGTTTGAAAAATGAAAATATTTGCCCAAGAAATAGCAGACGGACTAGAGGCTAAAATCTCCACATCTGCATCAATTTGTTATGCTTCTGTGGCAGAGCCATGCTTAAATGACGTTTTAAAAAGGAAAGAGTTCAAAACTCTCGCATCTCTTAATGATTCTGACTTATATTATGTTCAGTCTATTCTAGTTAGTTCTTCTTGGAATAAAAATGATGATATATTTGATAAAGCAGAAGTCTGGTTAGCTAGAAATACTCCAGAGGATAAGCCCACTAATCTAGAGCATGATGAAAGTGTTATAATCGGTCACATAACCAGTAATTGGCCAATTACAGAAGATGGCTCTCTTATTGATGAAACTACTGCAATGGATAGTCTTCCAGAAAAATATCACATTTTAACAGGATCAGTAATTTATAGAGCTTTTAGTAGTCCAGAACTTAAAGATAGGGCAGATAAACTTATTGCTGATATTGAATCAGGAAATAAATTTGTTAGCATGGAATGCTTCTTCAAGGGTTTTGATTATGGCTTAATCAATAAAACAACTGGAGAATATAAAACATTACCTAGAAATGATAGCACAGCCTATTTAACAAAATTTCTAAGAGCATATGGTGGTCTTGGAGAACATGAAGACTATAAGATAGGTAGAGTATTAAGAAATATTACATTTTCTGGTAAGGGATTTGTTGAAAAACCCGCTAATCCAGATAGTGTTATTTTTACAAAAGACATAGTTGATAAATTATTTACAGAAAAAAATGACGATTTATCAATAGCAGGTGTATCTTACAATCAGTCAACCTCTAACGTGGAGAATAATATTATGAGTTCAAACACAGAAGTAGTAGAAGTCAAGCCCGAAGCCGTAGCTTCCACTGCCGAAAATTCTGCTCCAGTAGTAGCAGAAGTAGCTGACCAAACAACCGAATTAGAAGCCGCTATTAGCGTCAAGGATGAGTCCATTGCTGCTTTGTCTTCAGAACTAGAAACTCTTAAGAGCGAATATGAAACTCTAGCTAAGAAACTAAAAGAAGAAAAAGATAAAGAAGAAGAGACAGAAGCAGCTAAAAAGAAAATGAAAGAAGAGATGGAATCTAAAGATGAAGAAATGAAAAAGACTAAGAGCGAGCTTTCAATTGCTCTAGAAGCCATTGCTGCTTATAAAATGAAAGAAGCCATGATGACTGACAAAGAAGAAATGATGGCCAAGAAAGAAAAAGAAATGGCTTTGAAAGAAGAAATGATGGCCAAGAAAGAAAAGAAGACAAAAAGAAAAGCTGCTCTTCTTAGCTATGGCTTTGATGAAGAAACATCAGAAGCTACACTATCTAAGTTTGAATCTCTCAGCGACGATGCTTTTGATGCTATGACATCCCTCTTTGCTGGTAAACTTCCTCCTTGGCTCGATAAGATCAAGAAGGATGACAAAGACGAAGAGGATATGAAGAAGAAAGACAAGAACAAGGCATCATCTGAAGTTCCTGTAGATTCTTCAGTTCTTGAAACTGTAGAAGCTGAAGAAAGCGTTAATCTTAGTGTTGGCAGCGATGCCCAGTCTTCTGTTAACACAACTCGCGCAGAGTTAGTTGAATTCGTTTGTGCTAGACTAGGTAAAAAACTTAACAAGGGAGAATAACATGGCTCTTAAAGCAGATCGTATCGAAGCATTATCAGATATCTCTTTTTTCATGAACACGGTTGCCGAAAGAGGTGGTGTGGTATCTGTTGTTACAGCTGGTTCTGGCGTATCAATGGACGACGCTAACGCTGTCGTTCGCTATGCACCTACTGTAAGTGGATCCAAGCCACTAGGCATCCTACTCAATGATGTTGTAAATTATGACTTAACCAGACAGCACATCAACTGGCACAAAGATGAAGTACAGGTCGGCGGCAAGGTTGCCCTACTTCGTCAAGGACAAGTTACTACTAATATGGTAACTGGTTCGCCAACTGCCGGTGTCGATGCATATGTTGGGGTAAGTGGCCTAGTTGGCACAAGTAGTACCAACAGTGTCAAGATTGGTCAGTTCTTGAGCAGCGCAGACGCTGATGGTTACGTTAAATTATCAGTAAACATAACTTGATTAAAAGCTTTAACAAGGGAGAAAAAAATGTCAGGTAATACAAAAGCATTTCAGCCAACACCAGAGCTTACCGATCTACTTGTTCGTTCTGGTTCACCAAATAGAGAAGTTGCACTAGCTGCTAACTCAGAGTTTGCAAAAGCTCTAGAGTTACCACTAAGACAAGCTCTATTAAGTGGAGATATTCTAGATGGTATCTTCGAGCCAATTCAACTTGCTCAAAGTGCCACACCAGAGTTTCCTCTTGATTTCCTAGCTCCCGGCACCGAAAAAGACTTCGTTGCCTATACAATTCCTAACCACGGACATATTCCAGAGCGTCACGTTGAAGGCGATTACGTCATGGTTCCAACCTATGACATCGGAGCCTCAATTGATTACCTCCTAAAGTATGCTCGTGATGCTCGTTGGGACGTTGTTGGTCGTGCTATGGAAGTTCTAGAGAGCTCGTTTGTTAAGAAGATGAATGATGACGGTTGGCACACTCTACTAGCTGCTGGCGTTGATCGTAACATTGTTGTTTACGATAGCGATGCTTCAGCTGGTTTATTTACCAAGCGTCTAGTAAGTCTTATGAAGACAGTTATGCGTCGAAATGGTGGCGGTAACAGTGCTTCAAATAACCGTGGTATGCTAACAGACCTTTACGTTTCACCAGAGTCAATGGAAGATATCCGTAATTGGGGTATCGATCAAGTTGACGAAACAACTCGTAGAGAAATCTATACAGCTGCTGACGGAACCCTTAATCGTGTATTCGGCGTAAACCTACACGATCTTGATGAACTTGGTGAAGGCCAAGAGTACCAGCTATTCTATAGCGACGTTCTCAGTGGCACTCTACCAGGAAGCAAGAATGAGATTGTTGTTGGTCTTGATCTTCGCAAGACAGACAGTTTCATTATGCCAGTTCGTGAGCAAGTTCAGATTTTTGAGGATGACACCCTTCATCGTCAAAAGAGAGCTGGCTTCTACGGATGGGCCGAGCAGGGCTTTGCTGTTCTAGATAACCGTAGAGTACTACTAGGCTCCCTATAATCTTAAAGCCTAATCAATAGTTTATAGAATAAGGGCTGGTAGCAATACCAGTCCTTTTCTATTTATATATACTTCTTATCTAGCGTAGGTGTATTTCATAATAGTATACTATATACTGAGCCAATTTAACCCCATGGTCCATAAATATGGCAGCATCAAAATATGATTTCTCAATAGAACAGGGGACCTCATTTAGAATAGCACTAATTTATAAGGATAGTGAAGGAAATCCTATTAATCTTACTAATTGGTGTGCTAGATTAATATGGAAAACAAATAATGGTACCACACAAACATTTTCTACAGATAACCTAGACTATAGTGTGTATAAATTCACAATAGATGAAGCTGCTGGCAAGTTAACTTTACTTATTCCGGTAGATACAACTAATGGTTTTAATTTTAATACAGCCAAATATGACCTAGAACTTCAGTCTCCTAATGATTTGTATACTGGAGGCGGAAAGTATACTATCAGACTATTATTTGGAACTATTAATCTCTTAAAGAGAAATAGTCAATCAGCCATAGCACTGGACTGTAATCATGAGTGATTTTGTTGTAGAAATTATTGATCCAGCTATTACTACTGTCACAGTAGAAACTAGTTTTTTAAGTAACATAAACAATATTGATATTGAAAGATATGAAACATATGATTTGGAAATTGTAAATACCGAAAAAATTTTAGTTAGCGATTTACCAGACAATATATCATTTGATAAAATTAAGAAGTATGGAATTGATGGTGTTGATTATTATTTAGACCATTATGAGTTTGATTGTGGTACGCCGTAATAAACACTTTTAAAAAGGTACATCAATTATGCCAGTTAATACAAGAATTCAGTTCAGAAGAGGCACAGCAGCCGCAGGGGTTAATCAATGGACAAATCAGGTTTTATATGCTGGCGAAATTGGCTATGAAACAGACACAGGTCGGTTTAAGATTGGAGATGGATCAACAGCATGGAATACTCTTAAGTATGCGGCAGTTGTTCCGACTGGATTCGTTGGGAATAGTGGGATATATGTAAATCCTTCAGCAAATGGTGAAACCGTTACTATTAGTGTTAGCGGTATAACATCTAGTCAGATGAATGACTTTAATAACGCTGTTGATAATAGAATATCTCTAGCTGCAGTTAGCCTAAGTCAAGTAATGAATATTGTTAATAGTGGATTAGCTGAAGGCAATAATATTGATCTGTCATATAATACTGGCACAAATATTGTAACAATATCTGTTACTGGATTAACTATCGGCAGTAATATTCAAGCATATGATTCTGGATTAGCAAGCATAGCATCACTAACCACAACTAGTGATAATTATATTTATACTACTAGTAGCGACACTTATACTACTGGAGTTATTACTAGCTTTGGTCGCAGTTTAATAGATGATGCTGATGCTGCTGCTGCACGAACAACGCTTGGTCTAGGTACCATATCTACATTTAATAGTGGAGATTACTCATTAGCTGGACATTCTCATGTTGTTAACGATATTACTAATTTTGCTAGTGGGGTTAGCGGATTACTAGGAGTAAAGAGCCTAGTGCAAGGAAGCGGTATTGGAATATCTAATAGTGGAGGAGTCCAGACTATTAGGGTTACAGGTATTCCTAGTTCTTTTATTACTGATCTCGGTAATATTGCAACCACCGAAGTAGTTGGAAGAACGGGCATACAACTTACATATGATGAAGTATACGACAAAATGTATATTGATACAACGGGAGTATCTCTTGTTGGACATACTCATACCTGGAGTAATATTACAGATGCTTCAACTAAAGCGACCCTGAATGAATTAGCCTATCTTTCTGGAGTAAGTGCAGGTACTGCTAGCGCTAGTAGAGCATTGGTGCTTGATTCTAATAAGAGTATAACAGCTATTAATACTATTACTACTACTGGTAATGTTACTGTTGGCGGCGACTTGGTGGTTCAAGGAACTACAACGACAGTTAATAGTACCGTAGTAGAAATTGGAGATAATATTGTTAGAGTTAATACTAGTGGACTTAATACTGGAGGTATGGAGGTTTATACTGGATCTGATACAAAGTCAGTTGTGTGGAACACATCGGCTAATAGATGGGAATTTACTGGTGGTAATATTTATACTAGCGGATATTTTCTTGGTAGCTTAAGTGGTAACGCTAGCACAGTCACAAACGGGATATATACAACAGATACCGGCACCGTTACTAGCACAATGTTGGCTGGTAATATAGCGTATAATAAGTTAAGTCTATCTGGTAGCATTGTTAACTCAGACATTAGTAGTACTGCCGCTATTCAATATAGCAAATTAAACCTTAGTGGATCTATTACTGATAGCGACATAGCATCTAATGCTTCGATTGCTCTTAGTAAATTAGCCTATAGTGGATTTACTCTCGGTACAACCACTATTAATTTATCAACCAGTGGCACAGTATTAGACGGTCTCACCAGAATCAGTGGAGCCAGCGCATCGACCCCCACAGTCCTGCACTACTGCTCCATAGATGGTGGAACTCCTTGATACTAAATAGACTAAGCAATATATAATTAGGAGAAACTCATGGTATCATTTTTTAGTTTTGGAAGCAAATTAAATTTTAAAGAAGGTAAAGCTCTTTTACGAAATGATATCATTAGCGGATATAACGCTGCTGCTATAGGAGGAGCAGCAAAATGGAATGGTGGAAACAATTTCACCAGCGTCGGAAGCAATGGTGCTCCTAGTTATTATGGAACATTTGATCAAACAGGAAATTGTTTTGAATGGGTAGATAGTCCAGGTAATAGTTTTAAAGCTATCAGAGGAGGAGATCTAGATGGATGGGCATCCAAGATTGCTGGTTATGATGCAACAAAAGCAACAAGATATACTAAAACAGTAGCTGGAGGATCAGTTAATCCTCCAAGATTTGTTCAGAATTCCAATAAAAATAAAGGAAAGCCACAAGATCAAGACTGGGGAGGAAGAATAGCCACCTCAGCTAACCCCCTATCTCTATCTGGATTTGTTACAGTTGGAGATGCTGGAAATACTGCCGATACCAATGGATATGGGGCCGTTTCTTATTCTTTTATGATTGGAAAATATACTCTTACAAATGATGTCTATTGTTCTTTTTTGAATACTGTTGCAGCATCTGATCCAAGATCATTATATTCTACTCAAATGAGTTCCGAAAGAGTTGGAGGAATCACCAGAAGCGGCTCATCTGGATCATATACTTATTCGGTTAAGTCTAATTATGGAAATAAACCAGTATACTTTTTAAGTTGGTTTAGTTTAGCTAGATATTGTAATTGGCTACATAATAATTATGGATCATTAGAGACTGGGGCATATACTTTAAACAACGCATCCACGGGCATCATACATAAGAATGGTGATGCTTTATATTGGATACCATCCGAGAATGAATGGTATAAAGCAGCTTACTATAAGGGCAATGGTACCAATAAGGGTTACTGGAAATTTGCCACACAAAGTGATACAACGCCTCTTGAGGTCAATGCTAGCGCTATTGGAGATGGTACAGTTAAAATAATTAATGTATCATCACCCACAAGTACAGGCAATAATATAGTAATTCCAAAGGTAACAGATGTTGTTAATGATGTTGGAGTAGCTTTCAATTTTAGTAATATATCATCTACTGGAACTACAGTAGTTTCTCCTCTACCTCAATATGGTCCACCATCACTTCCGGCTAATTTTTATCTTAGCAATACATTAGCTAAGTACAATCTCTCTACCACCGCAGCACATTCTGGTGATATAACGGTGTGTTTTACATTGCCTAGTACCACATCTCTTGCTACCTTTAATAAGGTAAGAATCTTACATAAAGAAGCTAATCAAAAAGTAGTAGACACCACAATATTAAGTGGCGCACAAGCCCCCAGTTTTAGCACAAAAACTATTTGTGCAAAAGTGACCAATTTCAGCGATTTTTATGCTATTACAGAGGAAACTCCAAATTTGGATATTGCCGCCCCATCTGGCTCTCCGTCTGGTAGCCCCGATATTGGTAGTATCTATATACCGCCGCCATCAGCAATTAATGAAGATGCTTATGGTCACAGGCTTTTAGTTGATGCTGGAAATGATAGATATTTTTCCCAAGAATACTTAATAGGCGACGGTATTCCAATAGACTTATCTATTGATGGTCTTCCTGATGGAACTGGATATACTATACAAACTGTTGAGATGACCCCTAGTGGAGCAAGCCAACCGTCTCCACCAAGTGCTCCTATTGCTGTGATATCCTCTGACACCTACTCCACCTATTCTGCCTCATTAAGTATAGATTATATTCCTTGATTGTTTAATATTAGCTATAAAACCAATCGGTTTGCTAAAAATGGCCTTGGGTGTATTATATTTAATGAACCACCCAATATTAGGAAGCTTACATAATGGCCGTTAATGACCTAATCACATTTCGTAAAGGAACAGCAGCTCAATGGAGCGATGTTAATCCTGTATTAGCTAGTGGAGAGCCAGGGTATGATTTAACTAATAAAGTCTTTAAGATAGGAGATGGTACTTCGGTTTGGACACAACTTAGTGGAGTCAATCAGAATATAACAGCTGGATATGATATATCTATTACTAATAATAGCGGTATTTATACTGTTGCTTCCACAAACTTAGTTCATGTTGATAGTCAACAGCCTCAAGGATTTGTTAATAGAACTGATAGTAGAATTAGTGTTAGTGGAAATATATTTAGAATAGAACCCACAGGAAGTTCGTATAGTTATTATAATAAGGGTATTAAAGTTGTTAAAACTAGTGGTGATAGTTTAACTATACCAAATCTTACCCAAATTAATTATATTCATTTTGACACTAATAATAATCAAATATCAAATAAAACTACAAGCTTTGATTTTTCTACTGATATTCCTATCGCATACGTAGCTTGGAACAGTGGAGTTGGTCCTAGTGGACAAATGACTTT